CTATGGAACAGTTCAAGGACCGCGACCATATAAATGAAAATATGTGTTATAAGGAGTTTAATTGCAATATGTACGATATTGAAAAAAAGATAATTGAAAACCTGAATCTTATTAAAGAGAAGGTCAAACCTTCATTCAAGCAAGGTAATAATGTTCTACTACCACTCCCTATATATGTATCAATCGCCAAGATAATATCAAAAGATAATAACTATGTATTAAAGCGGATGTTTGCCGAAGTGAGCTACGATTTCTCAGACACCTTTTTTGAGAAATACACATTCAAGGGAATGATGAAAATAATCATATATATCCCCAATTTAATGAAAAATAATGGCGATTATTATAACTATTATCCGTCTCTATATACTTACACGAATCAAAACAAATGGATGGAGTATATGACGAGCAAAGATTCGTATTTCTTGAGGGCTCTTGATAACAAAAAAAAAAAATCAGATAAAGCCAGGTATGATAACCTATTAAAGAGGACGTTAAATAATATATGCGATGATTTCGGTTGCATATCAGAAGGTGCTGGCGAAGATATAAATCATATCAAGGGTGATTACGGGGGCGGTGTTTATATGCCTACAAAATGCCTACAATTTAAAGAATATGCGAAGCCATATTATATGAACAGGGATTTTAACGATTTATATTCAAAGAGTAGCGATGAAATAACAAAAATATACGAAGATATCAAAAAAGAAGCAGAGGAAGAAGCTAAGCCCGAAGAAGGCAATTTGGAAGAAGAGGAAATAAATGAAATATCGCGGGATGCTATTGCGGAATCTCTAGCATACGCCGGAAAAGAAGGCAAAGTAGGAAATAAAATAAACAGGTCGTATAATAATACTATGATAAATGATATAAAATTTAGAACAGAACCTGGGAAAAGCTATCCGGGCATTCAAGATATTACCTTTAGTATGTTTAAAATAGATGAGAAAAATCCTAAGTTTTCTAATTTCTTTCATTATATGCCCTGGGGTGATAAATTATTAAACTATGAATATGTATTGAATAGTGGCAAAACATTTGAATTTGAAGATAGCAAATATTTATTAAAAGATATAACAGTTCCGCAATATTTAAAGTTCAAATCAATTGATGATAAATACTATATGGAGTTTGATAATGAAGGAGTGCTAACTCTATATAACAAGGATGGTACCCGAAATACTATAATACACGCAGCATATGGTAAACATCTCAAAAATACGAAAAAAAAAAAGATTGTTTTTCATGGTTTAAGTGGATCATTGCATATACAAGGAGAACCATCTCAGAATAATGATACGGTTCATCTAAAATATACTGGTATAAAATATATACAGCCTTACAGTATCATATTAGATACATCACCGGGTAATCTCGGGAAACTCATAATATATGATTTAGGCTTTAATGTAATATTTAATAGTTAGGATATTAGGATATTAGGATATTAGGATATTAGGATATTAGGATATTAATAGATTTTTTTTAAGTTAATATATATATAATATATAATATATAATATTAGAAGAATGATTAATAATGAATGGGATATATTAGATTTATATTTTAAAGATCATAAATATCCTTTTACAGGACATCATTTAGATAGTTATAGAAACTTTGTCAAAGTAAAGATACCTGAGATAATAAAATCTAATAACCCTATTACTATGATTAAAATGGATGATAGTAATAAGAATCTTGTTGTCAAAGTTGATATTTATATTGGGGGATTGAATGGCGACAATATATATGTTGATAGACCCATTGCATTTGAAAACGGAACCCCAAAATTGATTACACCAAATGACGCGCGTATGAGAAATCTTACATACGAGACCCATCTATTCACAAATGTCTTAGTTAGGATTACAAATGAAAAAGGAGTAGTAAAAGATGTAGAGTTCAAAAACATAGCTATTGGCGGTATCCCTATAATGCTCCATAGTGATATCTGTCTATTAAAAAATAATGGCTCAGATATATTGAAATTGATGGGCGAATGCCCTTACGATACAGGTGGGTATTTTATTATTGACGGCAAAGAAAAGGTAATAATAGCACAGGAAAATATAGTTACAAACAAACTATTTACGAATAAAATGACAGACGACCCGAACGGATTTAGTTATAAGGGAATAATTCTCTGTGTCGCCGAGAAAGGCTCTGTGAAACCCTCAAAGATTCAATTTTTTTACGTAGATACTCCTATTAAAGGCGATGGCATATATCACTATGAAAAAATCAAGGTGCAATATAATAACAAAAAATACAATTACGGCTCTATATTAGTATCAATCCCTTCATTCAAAGAAAAAATACCTCTCTTCATTTTATTTAGGGCGCTCGGGATAGAGAGCGATAAGGATATATGCGATGCTATATTTGGAGATTATGGAGACAAAATGGAACGAGAGTATTTTCAAAACTTCATAAGACCGAGCATAATAAGTTCGCTATATGTACATAATGAAAAGGAATATGGTATATATACACAAGATGATGCGCTGAACTATTTATATAACAAGGTTAGATATGCGACAGTTGAACACGTTAAATCTGTTATAATGACAGATATATTTCCTAATATTGAGGATATAGAAAATAAAGGCAAATATCTTGGATATCTCGTTTTACAATTTATTAAAACGGTGATAGGGACATTACCTATCAGCGATAGAGATAGCTATATATATAAGCGCGTTGATATAAGTGGTTTTAAACTGACCGAATTATTTCAAGAATCTTACATAAAATTGCGCGATGATATTAGAATCAGATTAGACAGAGAATATTACTACGGTTCTTACAAGGAGAAGAATGAATATGACAAAATAATAAACAATAACAATATATACAAAATAATAGATTATTTAATTATCACACAAACATTTGCAAAATCTCTCAAAGGCCGTTGGGGGCAAATAAGCAATAGCGACCCGGAGCTCGGAATCGTCCAGGATTTATCGCGAATCAGCTATATAGGCTATTTATCGCATTTGCGTCGTGTCAATATACCAATTGATAGAAGCATAAAAATTACGAGCCCTCACAGATTACACTCGCAACAGTGGGGTATGATGTGTCCGTTTGAAAGCCCCGACGGAGCTTCTATAGGATATCTCAAAAATATGGCGTTATTGACGAAAATAACGGCGGGGATTAATGTGGAAAATATAAAAAAATGTCTTGTAGATATCGGGATAATTCCATTAAACCGATGCAATTTTTTAATAAATAAAAACATAACTGCCGTATTTTTGAACGGTTCTTTGTACGGATATACAGGAGACCCCATATTTATCACGAGAATATTAAAAGCATACAGGAGAAACGGGTTAATTAATATATTAATATCTATATCTTGGAGTATTCCTAATAACGAAATAAGAATATTTACGGAAGCCGGGAGACCCTGTAGGCCTCTATTAATCTTGAAAAATAATAAGAAGGCCGAATATCCCCATAATGATATCCTGGTATATAAAAATAATAACTTTAATAACTGGTTTGATATGCTCAATGGCTCATATAATAAACTAAATGAAGCCGAGAAAACCGACGATTATTATTACAGAGACATCTATAATAAACCAATTGATGACGATACTGTCGGCGTCCTCACAAGTATTGAAAAATATACTGGCGGATACATATCAACTATATTTAACATCAGCGGTGGCAAAAAAACACCAAAAGGACTTGGTGATGACAGCGATATCAGCGATAGCAGCGATAAGAATAGAGATATTGAGGGATATAATAATTATTATAGAGCTCTCTATGTCAAAATATTGAATGAGCTTGAGAACAAAGGGGCTTGTATAGAATATTTAGATAATGAGGAAACTGATACGAGTTTTATAGCTATGAATAAGGAAGATATAACACCACTTCATACACATTTAGAAATACATCCTTCAACAATATTAAGTGTAGTTTCGGGCAATATTCCGATGTCTAATCACAATCAGTCAGCCAGAAATGTATTCCACGCAGCGCAATCAAAACAAGCTATCGGAATGTATGCTACGAACTTTAATAATAGATTTGATACTATGAGCTATGTTCTCCATTATCCGCAAAGGGCAATTATAAATACGAGAATAGCTCAATATACTTCAAGTGATTATATGGCAAATGGCTTTAATACAATTGTTGCCATTATGACATACTCGGGTTTTAATCAAGAAGATAGTATTATGATTAATCGGGCGGCGATTAACAGAGGATTAAACTATCTATCATATTACAAATCTATTACGGCGACGAGCAAAGTTATTTCTGATACTGAAAGAATAATTTTCGGGAATCCTATAAAAATGCGAGATAGTGGCATTAAAATAAATGGGATAAAAAAGAAGGATTATTCATATATAGACGAGAACGGCTTTATTAGAAAGGGTGTATATATCCCACAGGGTCAGGAAGTAATTATAATAGGTATGATAAGTATTATGGAAAAATACATAGAGGTTGAGAATGGCGTATTTATGGAACAGAGAAAAGAGACTATATATACTGATGTATCTATAAGTACGGACAATTCGCTATATGGCACGGTTGATAATATATACATATCTAATAAAGTATCTGGCGACGATTCCAAAATATGCAAGGTCAAGTTCTTAAAAATTAAGAAGCCCGAGTTTGGCGACAAGCACGCCTCGCGCCACGGGCAAAAAGGTGTATTGGGAATGATAATACCCGAAGAAAATATGCCCTATACAAAGGATGGTATTAAACCCGATATTATTATAAATCCGCACGCTATCCCTTCGCGTATGACAATAGGCCACCTCGTGGAATGTATATTTGCCAAGATGTGTTGCCTTGATGGGTTATTGGGAGACGCCACGGTATTTATTCCAATAGATAATGAGGTCATACATAAAAAGCTTGAAGATAACGGATATGAAAAATATGGTAATGAGATACTGTATAACGGTTTTACGGGTCGCCAAATAGATACCGAGATATTTATAGGCCCCACATATTATTTTAGATTAAAACATATGGTTGCCGAAAAAATTAATTCGCGAGGTATCGGAGCTATGACTCAATTAACAAGACAACCCACCGAAGGGAGAAGAAAAGGCGGTGGATTACGTATAGGTGAGATGGAAAGGGATACTGTATTGAGCCACGGAATATCTATGTTCTTAAAAGAAAGTATGATGGAAAGGTCTGATAAATATATGTGGTGCGCGTGTAAAAGATGCGGAACTCTCGTGGCCTTAAATATCACTAAGGATATTAATGTTTGTAAAAATTGTAATAACGATGATATCGTAGCTATCCAAACGCCATATGCATTTAAGCTGTTAATCCAGGAGTTTGAAGCGATGGGAATACAATTGCGATTAAATACAGATGAACTTGAAATACCTCACGACAAAACCGAGCAATATATACACAAACACAAAATAGAAGGCGAAGACTCTGATGGCGATGCCGGTGATGCCAGCGATGCAAGCGATGCAAGCGGTAGCGACAAAGATATAGAAGACGGCGAAGACGGCGATAGCGACATTAGCAGTAATAGCGGCGATAGCGATGATGTAAATGACGATGAAGACAACGATAGATATAAATATAATAATAATGTTAAAAAACTTATGGAAAAATATCATAAAAACTTTAAAACGATGAAAAACCTCGTTAAGATTGGTGGAGGCAACAAAGAAGAGTTTGAAGATTATGAAGATTATGAAGATTATGAAGATTATGAAGATTATGAAGATAACAACGATACCGACGATACCGACGATAACAACGATAACAACGATAACAACGATACCGACGATAACAAAAATGAAGAATTTGAAGATTATGAAGAACAAGGAAAACCAGGAAAAAATTATGGGGGCTCATTTGAAGCATCCGGCGATGATGAAGACACGGATAGTCAAAGCGATGGTAGCGCAGCTAGCAATAGCCTTGTAGATAGTGATACAGATAGTGATAGTGATGATGGCAACAATAGTGCAGACAGCTCAACGACAGGAGAACAGAACGGACAGGATGATAGGACAGGAAGGAGTATAGGAGAGGATGATGGGACAGGGAGTAGTATAGGAGAGGATGATGGGACAGGGAGTAGTATAGGAGAGGATGATGGGACAGGGAGTAGTATAGGAGGTGGTAATTCGGCGAGATATGATGAATTAATTAATTTACCAAATAATTATAATATAGGAAGTGATGAAAAATATGAGAATGTAGAAAGTATAAGTAATGATGACAGTATGATAAAAACAATAAATATCGTATAACCCAGTACAGCATACAGTCTCTTATAATTTTGTAGCCTTAGAATAATGAATAAAGGATGTAAAATAAATAAATAAAAATAATTAAATAATTAGATAGTATAGTAAAGAATAAAAATGGAGGTATTAGAGGTTGTATTATATGTTATATTAACATTAATATTATTAGCATTAATAGGTGTTTTATCTTGGTTAATATATGATTATTATGAATATAAAAAAGCTGTTAAAAGCAAAATCCGCGAAACTGTAGCACAATCTGATGACAGCAACAGTTTATTGAAGAAAGATGTAACTACGGATTATGATAATAAGTTCAGTAATACAAGTAATTACATATTAGACTCGGGCAATATATTGAGAAAAGAATATATAAATCTAGTACATAATACAAGCAATATATTGAGACCTGAATATATAGATAATATACATAATACCAGTAATTTAGTAAAGATAGGATATATAGATAATATACATAATACCAGTAATTTAGTAAAAACTGAATATAATACTATGTTTGATAATTCTAGCTCTAATTTAAATAAGTTTTTCTCTTTTGGAATACATAATGATAATAGCAAGATAAATGACAAGATTCATCAAAGAACTTGGAGTCTTGTTTCTGAAATTGAAAATTTAGAATTAATTAAGAATACTATAGCTAAAAGTAATCTTACCGCTGAAAAATTACTAACTGCAAAAAAAGGAGTTAAAATACAAACAAATGCGGGAACTGTCGGTCCTTCTTCTTCAACTAACTACAAAGGGTTAGAAATATGTGATACATCTGGAGAAAGATGCTGGAATCTATACGTAGATGGCCTTGGCGATTTAAAAGCTGTAAAACCTAATGACTCAACGAATAATACTCTCAGCTTTACCACATTAGCATCACTAGCTACACCAGCACCAGCACCAACACCAACACCAGCACCAGCACCAGCACCAGCACCAACACCAACACCAGCACCAGCACCAACACCAACACCAGCACCAGCACCAACACCAACAACAACCTCTACGCGCACAACCTAGATATACTTAGATATACTTAGATATACCTGGAATTAAAATAATTAAAATAAATAAATAATATAGAGATTATAATATATATAATGAAAATGAAGGATTTATTATTATTGTTATTGACTATAATATTTGTTATTTTAAGCATATTCTATATTGTCAGTGTCTGTAATTATGATATAAAGGAGCTCTTTATAACTAAGTTTTCAGCAGAAGGTAAAGAGTGCGATCTAGATAGTATTATAGGAAAGTTTAGCACACTCAATACTGATGCAAAATATACTAGTCAGGTATTAAGAAGTGGTTCTGCGATTGAAGATTATCATATAAATTATAATTGTAATAATACTAAATATGAAGATGTATATTTGAGAGAATATACTGATATAAAAAGTAGAGACTTATTGCTCGCATACGGATGCATTAAAATTAAACCGAGTAGCTTTGCGAATGACATCAATAGATTTAGTGATACATTAAATAACAATTCATATATAGTAATGCTAACAGATAATGAACAATCACGAACATATGTAGAAGTAGAATATGCTGATATTGACGAATTAACAAGAAAAATTGACGCAAAAATAAAACAAGTTATAAACACAGCTGGTTCGCTCAATACAGCTGTAAGCAAGCTTTATTTCCCTATATATGTATTTATTTCTCAGGCTCCGTATTTAAAGAATTCTATCGAAGATATAAAGGTTACAGATTCTAACAGAGGCGCCGATGGTTCTAATTTTGAGTCTTGCTCTACCAATTACGTTGTTAAAAATAGCGAAAGGTGCCCGGGTAGTTTTAAAATGAAAGCCGATGTTGCCATATTATTCTTGGGATTAAATAAAGACGGTGCTTTTATAACTGATAACAATACTGTTAATAATAGTATGATTACTTTAACAAATATAATACACAATCCCGAAATTAAAAGCAATAGCAAGCAATGTTTCCTAAAATGCGGCACTATAAATGACACACACGCTTGCGGATGCTTAAATTTGAAAAATTCTTATACTGCAAATAATAAATCTTATAATTCTGTATGTTTAACTAATAACTCGCAACGTGATATGACTATGGTATATTTCGTAAATCCCTATGCCAATACTTATTCAAATAACAATTATGGGAATAAACCATCAAATCTAAATGATTTCAGTTGGTATGGTCTTCTACCTCCTTCGTAAACTCGTTAACTAACTAACTAATCATCGTCGTCGCAAATGAACTTTATTTTTTCAACTGGAAGAAGCTTGAACTTTTCAACTTTTTCCCAAAAAAGATGTATTTTGTCGCTAATAGCTCCCCATTCGCTTTTATTAAATAAAACACGTTGTGTATTTATTTTTTCAAGTTTCCAATAAGTAAGTTTTTCAAATTTATAATTATTGTTCTCAGGATTCTCATTAAATGTATCTATTTTATTGCGAATATCTAAGATAATCTTATCTGCCGTCTCGCAGCTACTGCCGCAGCAGCTACTATCACTGTATAAATAAGTGTATTCGCCATTGCCTTTACAGGAGATGTATTCCGCGATTACGCCGTGTTTAATATTGACATCTTTGTTATTTGCAAACTCCTCCATATATTCGCTATCTTCTAACGTTACAAACATACATTCTACGTAATCACATTCATTCAAATTACAAACAGCCAATTGTCCCTGTATTTGCATAAAATATTTATCGGGTATATAGCCGTCTACTATTTTGCGACTATAGGGACACTTGATTTCTATCATAATCCCGAGTTCATTAATTCCGTCAGGAGAAGCCCCGAAATGTTCGTTTTGCGGATCACAAATGAGCCCAAACTCGTATATATTAACATTTCCATTAACTTCGGAATATATACGAGATGCCATAGGTTCAAACATAGTCCCCCATTTTAATGCCTTAACAGAATTATAATTAAAATTATCTTTCGTAATTTTTGCCTTCTTTTTAGCAATCATATCACTTATCTTTTTGTCTTGAATGGCATCGTGTAAATCACTCGCAGTCAAGCGATTCTCTCGTGCATCAAACCACTCCTTCGTCCGCTGCTTGATAATAGGTTGCTTTACAAGCTCTTTAAGTATCTTTCTATAATTATTGATTTCGCTTATTCTATTTTTAATAGCTTTCTTATCAATATTCATAGAGTCCTTGTATTTTTTGTAAATATAATCTATTTTATTGATATCCTTGATATTATTATTAATAAAATATATCATCTCTTTATCAATGGCATTATTAACTTGATTTATATCAGTCATATTAATATATGATGATATATATTTATATAGTTTATCAGTATTACAAAGCATTTTGAACTTCTTCTTCGCACTTTTTCTTATATTGCTTAGACTCTTTGTATTTCTTGTCAATAGCGGCATTAATTTTATTATACAACTTCTTATCCATAAAATTTATTTCATTAGCATTTGATGTCATTTTTTTGTTTTTAGTTTTCAACTCAAACAATTCATTAATTTCCTCAATTTTCTTATTAAGTATGACATCAAACGATGAAGCAGTATCCAAAGTAAGTCGCGAAATCTCTCTGTCCTCCTCGCCAAGTCCAGTATCAATATCTTCGTCATCCGCGAGCTCTATCTCATTTATAGCATCATTAACAGCACTAGGGATAGACATAGAGCGCGCGACAGGCTTATAATATATATTAATATACCAAATCATTTTTTATATGATTTTCATTTTACGGCTGTCATAAGCCCAGTGAAGAAGCGTCTGTCTTAATCGCGGATATATTTTATCGCTATTGCTTCTCAAATCATTAACTTTGTTTTGTAATTGATTTTTAAATCTACCCTTAGGGCCAGCAGACTTCTTCCATCGGTTTATTTGGCGTATATCATCTTCTGTTCTGCGTCCATTATAAAAATTACAATACCATTCTATCCATCCATAAGGGTCTATATCTTCTTTTATCCAATTCTTTTCCATCCAGTATTCATAGCTGGTACCAACTTCTACCTTGTAATAATTGACGCTTTTGTCATATTCTTGGTTTATTATTAAATTGTCTGGAATATCTTTGAGAAACTTAAAATGCTTATGATGATTTTGATATATCTTTTTAGTTTTAGGAGATTTTATTTTTCTAAAATATGAGCCACCCATAATACCCAGTTTAAACATATCCTTAGGCGTGATGTTCGGTCTGAACTCAGGATGATCCTTGAAATATATACTCATACTCTATTATATAACATCCATTTAATATCTATAACAATTTTTCATAATATTGAAGAATTTACTATAGAATATTCTACGTGATTCCATCTGTAAGCTGGGATAGCTAGTTATAGCATCATCTCTCTCTCTATCTGCATCATACTTATAAGCTTCAAAAATAACCGCATCATACTTATAAGAACCTTCTCCTTCAGAACCGCTAGTACCGTCAACTACCTTTCTTTTCATTTCCATTATTTATATATATATATACAAATATTTATATACAAAGTAATAACAAGCATAATATTGAGA